GCCATCAGCAGGATGCGCGCCGAGGATCTCGCGTTCACCAAGCAGACACGCCGGCAAGCCATCCGTCAGGCACAGATAACCCGCGCACAGGCTCTGGTGTCCGCAGTCAAGGATCCGGTGCAGGAGTCGCTAGAGAAGGCACTCGCCACGGTGGCCGACGAGGTGCAGAACATTACCGACAGCTACCAGCGCAACGGGTACCTGAACTGGACCCTGGTCGAGAAGGCCAAGAAGCTACGCAAGCTCTGGAGTATCCTAGGTGGCGATATGGCCGACCAGGATCGCATCAAGACCCTGCTGATCGACCTCGAACGCTTCATCGACGCATGCCCGGACCGCAAGTACTCGAAGGACGACGCACGCACTATCCTGGCCGCACTCGGTAGCATCGGCAGCGCCGTCGAGAAAGAAGCCGCCGATATCGCAGCCGGCATCCACAAGGCAGAGAAGGCAGCCGCCAGCGTACCGGACAACGCCGACGAGATCCTGGCAGCCCTGATCACCGCAGTCACCAAAGCACCCGGCATCGAAGCCCACCACCGCCGGCTGAGGAACTGGATGAACGACCTCTCGCCGGACACCCAGCGCGCCAACAACCTGCTGGAGTTGTCAGTGCTGGAGCGCATCCCTGCAGACCTCGAGCGGTACCGCAAGACCTCGACGTTCCCCAAGATGCTCTTCGTGAAGCAACTGGCCACCCGCATGGTAGCCAGCTACAGCATCGAGCCGGCAGTAGCCGAGTGGGTGGTCACCTGCTGGGACAAGGTTCTGGACCAGCGCTAGCACGCATGACGGGTGTCATCCGCACAGGGTGACACCCGTCACTAGCATTCATACGCAAGATGTGGTTTACTGGAAAGACAGCCAACACCAACAGCAAAGGAGACCTACATGGCGTCAAAGATCACTATCACACGGATCGACTTCGTGACCACCGAAGAGATGGTGGTCGTGAACAAGGTCTACGAGGGCGTGTTGCGAGGTAATCGCGACATCGTCGTCGACACCAAGCAGCATCCCATAGCGAAGTTCGAAGGTATGCTGGACTGGTGTGAGAAGAACGGGTGGATCGTGCGCCGGTTCGAGCCGCGAGGTGCACGAGCGTGGAAGGGAAGCGAGCCACGCCCGGTGCGCACCAAGAAGGCTATCAAGAAGCTAGCGATGCGCCTGCAACGAGATGGATTCGACAGCAACCGCTTCGACCTCAGGTATGATATGTGAAGCAGGAGACAGACGAGATGAACCTCACAGACAAGCAGACCATCCAGCGAGTGCTGAAGGCACTAGGCGTCAAGGCCGAGACCATCAAGAGCGACCTCGACGTCGATCGCCTAAGCGAGTACGACGGATCTATCGAGGATGCCGTGCTTATCCTCATCCACAACGCGGCAATCAGGCTGCAAGCCGACGTGCCCGAGAGCATCAAGACCCGCGCCACAGTCAGCAGCAACGTGCTAGGGTTCAATATCGAGGTCACCGGTAACAGCGTCATCGACATCAAGGACGGGTACTACACAGCCATTCGCGCTATCACGGATCTGCGGCAGGAAGGTTTCCACGAGTTGGCCATGCGCGACGGCACGCGGGCACAACCCACGTACAGCGCAGAGCCGCCACCTATGCCCGAGGACAACCCGCCGCCACCAGCCGGCAGCCCACCACCCGCAGCCGGCAGCCAGCCTACAGGCAGCCCACCACCAGCCGGCAACGGCAACCCACCGATCCAAGGACCCACCGACATCAAGCGAGGTGTAGCTCAACTGCACGAGATCGGCGTCGATTCCGATGGTAAGGTCAAGTTCAAGGTGGGTGGGTTCAAGTGGCCGTTCCAGGAGGGACGTGGCGCCGAGATGGCAGCGTCGCTGTTCGACACCGATCTTGGCTGGAACGCTAATCACTTCAAGCCTGGCGCCCACTACGGACCCGAGATCTGTGGCCCGCTGCACGTAGAGTGGGAGAAGCCTGGCAAGTACTACAACGTGATACGCGTCTTCAAGCAGATCTGACGCACTAGAAGGTACTCTCCTTGCACAGGACGGCACCAACAGGCCCTAACACACCCTCGATGCGACGGAGAGCAAGGGAGATACCACGGAGAGCAACGGAGACCCATTCGGATTCAGAACTACCCTACAGGAGAGAGCGATGCACGAGAGATGGCAGATTATCGGCAACCTTGGCGGAGACCCCGAGATGCGCTACACTGCAGACGGCACACCCGTCACCAACGTTAGCATAGCAGTGACACGACGCTGGAACGACCGCAACAGCGGCAACCGCCGCGAGCATACCACCTGGTACCGGGTGGCCGCGTGGAGCCGCAACGCTGAAGTGCTGGCCGAATACACGCACAAGGGAAGCCGCGTCTTCATCGAAGGCGTGCCGGCAACCGACGAAAACGGCAACCCGCGCATCTGGACCGGGCAGGACGGGCAAGCACGCGCTAGCTATGAACTGACCGCGCAGAAGATCGTCCTGCTGGGTGACAGCGGTGGACAGCGCGACGCCGGCAACCAGCGGCAGGGTACCAGTCGCTATGCGGCACCAACCTCTGTGGCCGATAACGACGACGCCATCCCATTCTGAGGAGGAGCAGCGATGCGTAAACACACACGAACGGCAAAGCTAGTCGGAGTAGCCGTCATCGCGGCAGTCTTCCAAGGCATCATTATCGGACAGAACCACGGGTGGCTTGCACAGGCCATGCTTATCGCGTGGGTGCTGGTATCGGTGATAGCTATCGACCTCAAGGACCGCCGCGATGCTGAGCTGGCCGAGTACGTGTACGACAGAGAGGACGAAGACGATGACACCGGTTAAACTGCACGACACCTTGCATGCCGCCGTCTTCGACGAGACGAAGTTCTGGCGACAAACACATTACGGCAGCCTAGCACACCTATGGGCAGCCCGCAGAGGACAGGCATTCAGTCTGTGCGGTGCACGCCGTAGCCGGCACGTAATCGAAAGCCAGATAGCACGACCGAACGCGAAGCGATGCGCCAAGTGCGAAGCGTACGCAGACGCCTACCGGCACAGTCTGCAGCCGCTGCAAGTCAGCTTCGGGTCGCAAGGATCCTTCACCGACGAACGGTGGATCATAGCAACCCACCTCTACCACGAACTAACCGAGGATATCGTGCAGAGCATCCTGGCACAAGTCACCAAGGACCACGACAGACTGCCGGCAAGGGTCATCTGCAGTGACGGCAACAGATCAGCGGTGACCGCCGCCGTGCGCAGGTTCAACCGGATGGAACGCACCGTGGTCCTGAGCGAAGCAGACAGCGTATGCGAATCCGGTCATCTATGGATTAAACTGCAACACGGGAGGGTCTACTCATGACCAGACGTATCGTACGCGTGGACGAGATATCAGGAGACAAGCGCGATGCCAGCGTAGTACGCCGCATCACCGTACCGTTTACGCCGGCTGAACTCGGTATCCTAGGCCGGGCAGCGGATGAAGCTGGCACCAACTTCAAACACCTCGTCAGATGCCTGGTGATCACAGGACTGCTGCAGCACTTCAGCGAGATAGCTAACCCGCTGCAGCACATCCTCACCGACGAGACTGACGATACCATCCACGAAAGTCTGCTACTGCCCGAGGTGGCTGATGGCAACCAGGATCTTGATGGGTAGTGCAGCCCTAGCTGCAGCAGCAGCCGAGGCCCTGCACACCGTCCTCAACCAGAAGACCGAGAGCGAGTATGCAGGACCGTGCCCCAAGTGCGGAGGTGAGGACCGGTTCGTCGTCTTCACGGATGGCAAACCGCGCTACTGGTGCAGGCAATGCGGGTACCGTGGTTTCCTGGACGGTATTCTAGAGATGACAGACGAGGACCGCGCCGCATACCAGGCAGCATCAGAAGAGCAGCGCGCCGCCGAAGCAGCCGCACGCGTCAAAGCCGAAGCCAAGATGGCCGAGAGCAAGGACCATCTGCAGTACTACAGTGCACTGCTAGCCAGACCCGAACACATAGCCTACTGGACCGGTGAGGGCATCACCATGGATAGCATCCACAGATTCCAACTAGGATGGTGCGCTCACTGCCCCACCGACAGCGAAGGACGGTCCTCGTACACAATACCGATGTGGCGCGAAGGGAAGCTGGTTAACATTCGTCACCGACTGGAGACCACCGCATCTGGAGACCGCTACCGCCCACACGCCAAGCACCTACCGCGCAAGCTGCTGTTCAACCACGACGAGGCATTCGGCGCCAGTACCGGTATCATCCTGGAAGGCGCCAAGAAAGCCATCGTGCTAGGGCAACTTGGCTATGCTACGGTAGCCATCTGCGGCAAAAGCAACTACGACGAGAGGACCCTGGCACCGATACGGCACTGGGATCCAGCTTACGTGATGCTTGACCCGGATGCTACCGACACCGCGCTAGACATAGCCCGCATGTTGCACGGCAGAGGCTACCTAGTCAAGACCATCGTGAAGCCTGACGACCTCATCGTGCAGGGACACGGCAGCGCCGCCGATGTGGCACTGCTGCTGAAGTACGCTAGGAGGATCACACCATGAACAAGCAACTCAGCATGCTGCCACGCGTCAAGACGCGCCAGCACGGACCGGGTGCACTGGATCCACACACGCCGCAGCAGAAGCGACTGTTTCAGGAGCTGCACCGCACCTACGCCGCGCTAGGACGACGAGCGCCTCGCCGGTTCGCAACCATCCAACAGGCAGAAGCCTACCAAACCGCCGCCGAGGAGCTAGGTGACGAATACAACGAGCTACTGCTCATGTCACTGCAAGCCGGCAGGACCAGCATGGCCGGCGTGTTGCGCTACCTGCAAGCGTGCGTTAGGTCGCGCAAAGAGACAGCCAGCGACGACAGCGAACCCAACGTCGTAAAGATGCCATGGACGGACTGACAGACGGGTCTCGCGGCATCGTCCACTCACCTGAGGACATCAGCCGCGCCACTACCGAATGGGCAAACCGCTGGACCGGTGACTACGGTCTAGGATTTGACTTCGGCGTGGACATCGTGGATCAGGATATGCTACCCTTCCGACCAGGCAGACAGACCATCGTCATAGCGCGTCCTGGCAATGGCAAGACCACGCTGCTGTGCTACATCACCACGCAGATCTGCAAGCAGCTAATAGAGCGACAGCAACCCAACAAGGCAGTCATCGCGTTCACGTGGGAGCAGTACGTCGAGGAGCTAGCAGCTACCATCGCTGCCACACCCGGTGCCATGCTGGGAGAGATCGAGCGTGGAGAAGCCAACCCTAACGCCATCACCGAGATGGGTATGCGCCTGCTGCGTCTGCCGCTCTGGATAGTAGGGTACAGCTACGAGCTACAGGACTACGTCATCACCTCGCTGGATGGCAAGAGCCACAAGCTACCCAAGCTAACACCAGACGCTATCACATCGGCTGTTGACTGGATATACAACGAGTATGGCGTCGAGCCGGCAGCATTCACCTACGACTACCTGCAGGAAATGACCATACCTGGAGACTTCGACAAACGGCAGCAGGTTGACTCTGCAGCACATACCACGAAAGAGATGGCGCTCAGGTACGAAGCACCCAGCATCGTAGCCGCACAGGCCAAGCGCGAGGTGGACGACTACAAGTTCAAGACGCCGATGCTGGGAGACTGCCAATGGTCGAGTGTGGGAGAGCAGGTCAGCGATACGGTACTAGGACTGTGGATGCCCTACATCGCGATGGGACAGGGAGAGCTAGACATCCACGGCACGCGCTATGAGGTCACGCCCAAGATGCTTGTCTGCCGCATGAACAAACAGCGCGGAGGAATTCCCCGCGCCACGTGGGTGCTGGCCATCAACCATCGCCGGCTGAGCCTAAGCGAATATGTGGAAATAGAGGACCTCTACTAGATGGATCTCGCACGCGTAAGGACTACCCCTACCCCAAGACGTATGGAGGATACATGTAACGTGCTTACCCCGGTAACACGGACGTATCCGCATTTTGGGGAAGTGGGGCAGGGGACTAATGATAGGTGTCATGTACGACTAGGACGACCGCCACTTGACGCCTACGGACAGGGTGTGGTTTAATAGTGCACAAGCAAGGAGGGACGACCATGAGCTACTACGCCTTAAGCTTCGAACCCGGTGACGTAGAAGAGCCTCTGACAGCAGAGGACATCGCCGCGATAGCTGCATCAGATATGGTGGCTATCGACACGGAGACCACCGGGCTGGACTACGACAGCAGGATCCTTGGTATTAGCGTAGCGTGGCGCGTGCCCGGTGCTATGCACAGTGCCTACCTGAACCTTAGTCACCCGCTGAGCCTGTTTTCAGCACGCATCGACGACGACATCGTCGCGGACGTGATGAGAGCGGTCTTTGAACCGGACCGACCGGTGGCTCTGCTAAACGCCGTCTTCGACATAGAGAAGCTGTCACGCTGGGGTCACCTGGAGCTGCCTATCGAATACCCGTACCTCTACGACGCACAGATCCTGGCGCGTTGGCTGATGTCCTTCGAGAAGTTCCAAGGCGTCAGCATGGAGAAGCTAGTTAGCCGGCGCCTAGGCGGCATGCCGCCGTGGATGAGCAGCATGAAGAAGATGAGGTCCAAGCTAGGGACGCTACCAGCGGAGAAGGTCAGCCCGTACGCCCGCGCCGACGCCGAGTTCACCTTGATGCTGGTCGAGGATCTGATGCGCGAGGGTAGACTGCTCTACGACGACGAAGTCCTAGACACGATGCTGGAACGCGAGAGCCGGTTTTTGTGGTTACTCACCCGGATCCAGCGACACGGTATCCTGCTGGACCTCGAAGAGATCCACGAGCGGTCCGTACGAATGACCGCAGACATGCAAGAGCTGCGAGCGTTCCTGAAGCAGAACGGCATTCACAACCCGGACAGCCGCGATAGCGTTCTCAAGGGTCTACCTATGCACATCGTGGCAGGACTACCGCAGACCGACAACGGCAACTACAAGATCGACAGTGCTGCCCTAGCCGGAAAAGGACCGGTGGCCGAGGCAGTATTGCGCTATCGCAGTTTAGGCAAGGCCGTTGGTACGTGGCTGGACGGTTTCCGCAGCAAGGTAGCCAGCGATGGCCGGCTGCATCCGCGATTCCGCGCTGCCGGCACGGTCTCTGGCCGGCTGTCCTGCAACGAGCCGAATTTGCAGGCTGTCCCACTAGCGGACCGTGGCGCCGCGTTCGGTAGCCTGATGGGTATATTCAAGGCAGCACCTGGATTCTCGCTGTTGGCTGCAGACTACGAGCAAGCCGAGCTTCGGACGTGCGCCGCGTATGCTAAGTCTACCGCTATGGCCAACGCATTCAAGAACGGAGAGGATATTCACTCGTTTGCTGCTAGTCTGATGTGGCCGGACTCGGAGATCAACTACGAGCTACGGCAGCTAGGCAAACGTTGCAACTACTGCACCACCTACGGTGGCGGGTACCGTGCGCTGGCCGAGAACACTGGCATACCTGAGAGCGAAGCCAAGATCGTCATCAACACGTACCGTCGTGCCTTCCCTGAACTGGTAGCAGCACAGAATCGCGCCGGTGACGTATGGGAGCAGCGAGGGTACATCACGATGTGGAATGGCCGCCGGCACTACAAGTCACCTAACGACGGCAGCTACAAAGCCTTCAACCAGGTCATGCAGGGTGACGTAGCTGAGCTGGTCAAGGACGCTATGCTGAGTGTGGACGCCCGGTTCGCAGATATGGGTGTTGGCAACATCGTGCTACAGATCCACGACAGCATCGAAGTCGAGGTACAGACCGACGCCGTCGAGGACGTGAAAGCGATGATGCGTAAGGAGATGGTAGCCGCCGCACCGCTGCACATCATGAACCGCACTGAGCCGCCTATCACCATGGACGTTGGGTTCGAGAACTGGTACCCCGAGGAGGACGAATGACCGAAGAGAAAGAGCCGTATCTGGACCACCCCAGCGCCACAGAGCAAGACGCTACCTGGAGGAACACATCCAGCGTGGATTGGCTGTCGCCACCCGAGGTGCTAGCAGCCGCCCGCAACGTCATGGGCAAGTTCGATCTCGATCCAGCCAGCAGCGAGAAGGCTAACCAGTTCGTGCGCGCCGAGGTATTCTTCGGACAGGACAACGGCACGGACGGTCTGCAGATGCCCTGGCGTGGCAGGGTCTGGTTGAATCCACCATACGGTAAGTACAAACCGGGTGTCAGCCGTGCCGGCATGTGGGGCAAGAAGCTACTCGAGGAGTACATCGCAGGCAAGGTAATAGAAGCGTGCCTGTACGTCAAGACCGCCGTTGGCTATAAGTGGTTCGACAAACTACTGCAGCAGGCCGATGCCGTCTGTTTCCTGTGGGGTCTGCCCGAGCACCTGAACCTCGTAGACAACCGCTACGGGAAGTGCAAGATGGGCAGAGCAGTGATGTACTACGGGTCGCACCCTGCACAGTTCGTGCAGTGCTTTAGGCACCTAGGCTATTTCCGGTTCGACGCCGCCGACCGCACGGATTACCACGTCCTACGCGCTGTTGGTATGGCCAAATTCTAACGGAAGGAGACACCATGAAGGACTCGTTGCAAGCGAAGGTCGGATCCGTGCTGTTCATGTTGGCGATGATTGGGTTGACCATCGGCGCCGCTGCCTACTTCGGCAATCTGCTGATCGAGGAGATAGTCAGCAACCGCGCCGAGACCATCCTGGCGAACGGTGAGCTGGCTATCGATGAAGCCATCGCCCGCAGCATCGACGCCGGCACAGCCGCTTCGATGGCAGACACCAGGCTAGCCACCGCTATGTCCTGGTACCCGTTCGTCATCGGAGTAACTGCCGTGTTCGCTGTCGTTTTCTACGTCCTACTGACAGCGCCGGCACGGAAGAACAGTTAATAGTCATGTGTAGCTAGTGACACCTGACACTAGCACGGAGCAGCAAACTGGTGTTTAATAGGGTCACGTCACAACCCACAGGAGGAAGCGATGTTACAGCAGGTATGGAGTATCGTTGGCGGTCAGGCCGGCAGCGAAGGCAAAGGCAAGGCAGCCGGGTATCTGGCAGCCGCTCTCAAGCCCGAGGTGGTAGCGTGCGCGTTCACCGCCAACGCTGGCCACACAGCGTATGACCGGGACGGCAACAAGATCGTCGTGCACACCATCCCGATTGGCGCGTTCTTCGGCGCAAAGCTGGTCGTCATCGGACCGGGTGCTGCCATCCGCACGTGGCGCCTGATCGAGGAGATGGAAGCGTTGCACCGCGTGAACCCGGACTGCAAGGTGCTGCTAGACGAGAACGTGGTACTCATCTCACCGGAGCAGGTAGCGTGGGAAGCCGAGACGATGAAGAAGATCTCGTCCACGTGCCAAGGCGTGGGACGCGCACAGGCCGACAGGCTACTGCGGCAGGGTCGCGCAGACACCGCTAGCAACCACGCACCCACCTTCATCGAAGGTCTCACAGTAGGCAGCGCCGCCGAGGTGTTGCAGGTGCGCTACGATTCCGGTGACAAGATCCAGATCGAAGGTTGTCAAGGTATCGACATCGACCTACTACACGGGATCCAGTACCCGTACTGCACCAGCCGCAGCATCACCGCCGCAGCCGTGGCTAACGACTGTGGATTCCCTGCAACCCGCGTGGACAGCGTGGTCTCGGTGTTCCGCACCTACCCTATCCGCGTGGGCAACGTGGTTGAGGAAGGCAAGCAGGTTGGATGGAGCGGACCTATCCCACGGGACAGCGACGAGTTGACGTGGGACGAGATGACCAAGCTGGCCGGCAGCCCCGAGAGACTAGAGGAGCGAACCACCGTCACCAAGAAGGTACGCCGCATCTTCACGTGGAGCCGGCAGCGCTACATCGTCTCGCAGTGGCTGAACAACGCCACGCACGCGTGGGTTAACTTCGGTGACTACCTCGACTGGAACATCCACGGCGTGTGCGGCAACACCACAGAGCTGCATAGCATCAGCAAGACCGCTGCGCAGTGGGTTGACACCGAGATCGGCATGTCACACCTGCTGGCACTCGGTACCGGTCCTGGCATGGATGACGTGATCGCGCATCCTAGACTGAGGTAGCGATGATCGAGCGCTACAACAACGCAGACATCGCTGGTATCTGGAGCACCACGAGCCAGTACCAGCGATGGCTGGACATCGAGAGGACTTGGATACGCTGCTTACTGGACATCGATCCACCGATGGTACCAGGAGAGGTGGTTATTCACGACATCCGCGTCAATACGTACGAGATCGAGCACTTCGAGACCGTGACACACCACGATGTGCGAGCATTCCTGATGTGGCTAGAGCGTGAGCTGCCGTCGCCGCTACGCAGATACCTACACCTAGGACTAACAAGCTCTGATGTCGTAGACACCGGCACAGCCCTAGCAGTGCGCGGTAGCGTGCGCGTGTTGGATGATATCTACAGCCGGCTGATACACTACCTGTACAAGAGTGCAGCCAGCGCGCCGCCGCTGCTACCATCCTACTCACACGGGCAGCCGGCACGCAGCATCTCGAGCGCCCACTTCTACCGGCGTCTAGAGATACCCATAGGTAGAGCGTTCTCAGAGGTGAGCGTATCGCAGCTGCCCATAGCCATCGGTGGTCCTACTGGCGAATGGTCAAGCTTACCACCAGGAGCCACGTCCACGCTGCTGCAAGCACGCTCATCTTTCAACGTCATCATGTCCACCCGCTACGGCGTAAAGAACGTAGCGCCGAGATCGCAGGCTCTGGACCGCTCTTACTACACGAAGCTAGCACAGGCACTCAGCAGGATGTCCAACGCACTGTCACAGGCTGCCCTGCACCTGAGGTTCTACCACCTACGCGGTATGCTGCGGATAGGCGGTACAGCCTCATCATCAGCGATGCCGAACAAGAGCAACCCAGTACGCCTAGAGAAGGTGTGCGGCATGGCACGCGTAGCGCGAGGGTACGCTCTGATGGCCGGCTGCAACCAGGACACGTGGGAGCTACGCGACATCAGCAACTCGTCAGTAGAAAGGGTCTGGATGCCGGATCTGTTCCACACGGTGGCACACCAGGTTAGCACGCTCTGCAACGTGATCGCCAAGATGCAGTGGGTCGAGCCGGCAATCGACGCTGAGCTAGCAGCCTTCCCCAATGACCCATTCGGAAAGATGGTGGCGTTGCAAGCCACCGGGATGCACTACAACAAAGCATGGCGCACAGCCAAGGAGGACACATGAGCACTGACTACAGCCGGCTGGGAGTGGTACCTATTGCCGACGTCACACAGGACCACGTGCAAGGATACGCCCGCGAGATGACACCCAGCGCCGGCATCGTTCCGCTACACGACATCGAGCGCGTCATCGCGAGTATGTTTCTCAAGGTCAGGGACGGCGCTATGGACCGGATGCCCGGTACCCTGTCATTGTACGATGACGCGATGGCTATAGCGCCTCGCGTGCCCGGTATCGCGGACAAGCAACACGCTTTGGCCGAGGTACGCGCACGCATCAAAGAGCGAGGCGAGCAGTACGGGTGTGCCGTCCTCAACCTGATGGGTACCTGGTACACTAGCTCAAACGTGGCTGCCAAGCTACTGCGCGTGTGGGATCACTGGACACAGCACAAGATCCTACTGACCGACGAAGTGCTAGACATCGCTGGGTACTGCATCTTGAACATGGCGATACTCACCCACAGCATGGCCGAGGTCGGACAATGAACAGCATCTACCTAGCCGGTCCTCTGGACTACGCCAACCTAGGCGACAAGGCAGCGTGGCGCGAACGGTTCGCAGCTCTGCTGGGTCAGCACTCTCCCATGTCCGCACAGCTACCGCTGCTCTACGATCCTAGCAAGCCTTTCACCAACCCGCTGTCCAGCCCGGACACGCTGGTTTCCGTGAACATGGCCGCACTGGAAGCAAGCTCTATCGTGATAGCACTGGTTATCTCGACCGAGCCGTCGTGGGGCACACCCATCGAGATATGGGAAGCACGCCGGCAAGGCAAGCCCGTGCTGTTGTGGGTACCGAACGAGGACTGCCCGCCCTACCTCATCGCAGACACTGAACGGTATCTGACGCTGAACGCCATCGCCGCTAGGACCGCTGAGATGTTGTACCAGGACGCAGATACCGACCTCGTCACCACGTCTCAAGACCTACTGTACGAGAACGGTGGTATCCAGTTCCCCAAGATCTCTGGTGATGTAGGGTATGACGTCGAGGTGATGTCACAGACCAGGCTACTGCCGCACGCCATCACCAAGGTGCCATTGGGATTCAACGGTGAGCCACTACGCGTGAAGACACCGCGTGGTACGTGGTTCTCGATGTTCCCACGCAGCAGCATGGTCGACAAGGGTCTAATGGTCGTGAAGACCGTCTGCGACGAAGGGTACACCGGTGATCTGTTCATGTTCGTGTACAACACCACCAACAAGCTGCTGATGCTGCTACCCGGACAGAGGATCGGGCAGATCGTGCTGTTCGATAGCGTCACGCCGCAGATGCGCCACGTGTCTACACTACCGCGCACCGCACGTGGCAGTAACGGTTTCGGCAGCACAGGGACGTGACCGTGAATAGGGACAGCCTACGCATCATCCGCACCACACCAAACCCGAAAGACTACGCGTTGCACTGGTCAACCGCGTGGAACAGACACGTGAAACAGCGGTCAGTGATGCCAGAACCGATCTGCACCGACACCACCGGTGAGCTGGAGTTCGCCTACGCAGACCTCGACCGGCACTGGCGCTTCGACTGGTGTATACCCGAAGCCAAGGTCGCAGTAGAGGTGGACGGCGGCAAGATGATCGTACGCCGCACGCGTAGCGGCAAGGTCGTGCCAGTAGGCCGGCACATACAGGACGACGACGCGTGGAAGCTAAACAGCGCCGCGTCCCTAGGGTGGTTGGTATTCACCTTCACTCCGGCAATGCTGCGCAAAGACCCTGTCCGCTGCGTCGAGATGGTCGAGGAGACCGTGCTACAACGACTAGCGGGTTTGGTTTAATCACACACAACCAACGGGAGCACGGGACTGCGGCAGACGCGGCAGCCCCGGCGCCCACCAACAAGGGAGAGACACATGAAGATCATTCTGGACATCACCACCATACCGGTAGGCCGCAACGAGGATACAGACGAAGATCTGTTTGCTGTAGGCGTTGCCGTGGACATCCTGAGTTCTATCCTCGATGAGGACAACGAACTGCGACGAGCTATCGAGTACGGCACGGCAGCCGCCTTCTATCACACCCTCGTCTACGTCACCGAGAACATGGAACCCGCCGAACTATCCAGCATAATCGATGTGGCCACCACCGACGACGGATTCGACATCGTCACCGCTATCTCGCTACACACTACCAGCGCTATAGTCGGCGTCTTCAAACAGTTCTTGATCAACACGGGCAAGATGGCACCAAACAACGACGACACCGAAGAGTTGCTGGCCGAAGCACGCCGGCTGCTAGGAGCGGACTGATGGCTACACGCAAACGATCACGCAGACACCTATCCGTCATCTGCAGCGAGTGCGGCAGAGAGATCAACTGGTCGTCCGCAGAGCAGTGCAGCCTGTGCGGCACAACGCTCTGCAAGTCGTGCTGGACACGCTCTGGACGCTGCACACCCTGTGACCGATCCTTCAGAGACTACTAAACGCACGGGAAGGTATTCTCCTTGCACGGGACGGCGTCTATAGGGGCCGACATAGCCCTAGGTACCACGAAGAGCAAGGAGACTATCTCCCGTTGCAACGGAGACCCATTCGGATTCAAAACCACCCCTGCAGGAAGACATCATGACGAACAAGATAATCTCAGGCATAGCCCTAGCAATGATCATCGTGGTCCTGTTCGTGTGGCTGGGTGGTATGCTCCGGGTGACAAACTGCTTCTGCTCCATGCTCAGCCAGTCCATGGGGCAGTACGACCGCCTAGGGTTCGCGTTCACCTACAGAGATGGCGTGATATCCGTAAATCGCGCCGAGGTGTGGATGCTACGTGCACACTGTCAGTGCCAGATTCCGCTGCTACTCGGTCCTGACGAATGGAAGCTACCGTGGTAACGTCGTAAGTAGATTACGCTAGAGCGGACGTATCCGCATTCCTGGTAGAAGTGGAGCCGGTGGGGGAAGCAGCCCACCGGCTCCGTGCTACGGGGGAGACACCACCGGGCAAAGGGTCAGATGCCCGGTCTGGCCACCACCAGCCAGCGAAGTAAGGTACTACACCCAGGCCGACGACTGAGCCAGCATCAACTGCAGGTTGCCGTCCGTGCCTGGTTCGCAGATCTCGAAGTCGTCCCAACCCCAATTGCCGTGGCAGAATATGGTCAGCATCGCGCACCGGTTCTGGTTATGTGCGTTCCACTCTGCTGTCAGATTGCGGAAGGTGGTCATCTGCTGCAGGTACTCGAGGAACGTACCGCACGACCGCCAACCCTTGCCGCTGTTGAAGTTCAATCCATCTGGAGCGTAAACGATGCCACCCTCACCCAATGCGTATCGTGGATAGATGCCGTTGGCTGTGAACACGTCGTCCCAGCGACACCACCGTCCAGCGTGAATGTCCCAGTACTCGACCAGGTAGTTACGGTCTCGGTTGGCTGTCCAGTACGCGTGGTATCCAACGAAACCGTCGTAGAGCATCGCTGCCCGCGCTGCCGGCAGCATGATCTCGACCTCAGTTTCGTGTGGGTTGCCCACCGCGCCGGTGAGACCAACTGCCTTGAGCGCCGCGCCATAGCGTGAGTAAACCGCCTCGTAGAAGCCCACGTCGTAGTCCACCACGCGCCGTAGCTCATCCGGTGAGAACGTAGGTATGCGTTCGTTGCGCGATTCAAGCCCGGTGTTAGGGCCGAGTGCCTCGATCACCTGCGTCTCGGTCATCCCAGTATTAGCCGCGTGCGCCTGAATCTCTGTGCTGTAACGGTCCAACAGTACCACCGGGTCGTTCATCGCTGCGTCGTCGTTATCGGAGTAACGCCGCCAGACAACCACCGCTCGAGGATCAGACACCAGCCGGCGGCACTCCATCGCGAACCCGCAAGAGAAAACCTTCATGCCGTTCGGCGCCGCGCCGGTCCAGTAGTCAGGCCAGTTCTTACGCTGCTCGCCCGAATGCAGGCCGATCGTGTTGCTTGACCTAAGTGCGATAGTCGGAATGTCTGGTGGCTCCGGGTCTGGATCTGGATCCGGGTCGGTGTCGCCCTTGCGGACCATAGCGTCCACTAGCACCGGGTCGAGACCAAGCTCCTCTTTGAGCCACGCCACCGGGTCTACCCACCCGTCGTGCGTCAGATACTCGCGCTGCACGGGAGTAGAGGACACGCCGAAGTGCAAGTGATCGCCGCCGTCACCGCCGGTCCAGTCTGCGATGCCGCCGAGTGCCTGCCCCGAGTCCACGTGGCTACCTTCGACCAGACCAGAACGGGTGATGTGTGCATACTGCACCCACCAGTCACGACCGTTCACACGGTGCTTGACGACCATCATACCGATGCCGCCCCAATCGTCGGTCCAGTAGTGAACGTCGCCGGCAGAGACGGCAGTCACCGGATGGCCGCGTTCCACGTCACCCCATGGCGCGATATCCAAGTTGATGTCGATAGCCGGGTGCGCCGCTGAATAGTTCACGCTGTCTGGCACGTACCACGCTCTCGGTGGGTACTTGCTCATATCCAGCGGGAAACGAGGTACTGTGTACTCGTCACGGAACATCAGCTCAACAATCGGGTAGTGGTCCGCATAGAACGCTGCTAGCGCGTCCTTGTCCCAGTCATCCGGGTGCACGCTAATAGCGATGACCGTGATGTCATCGAGATCGCCCACGCCGGCATCGTCAGCACTGAATCCCCACTGCCAACCGTTGGCGTGCGCCTCTGGCAGCAATCGTCCCATCAGCTCGGACAGCTCCAGTGCGGTAATCTTCTCCCGAGGTGGCAACAGCAGCGTAGTCTTGGCATACTTCGTGCGTGGCAAACCACGACACTCACCGCCCTCTGGCGGATCTGGCGGGTCCGGCTCAGCCGGCACTGCGTCAACCTCGATCTCGTCCACGAAGTATGTGATGCCCGCCTGTGACGCGCTTTCCAGGTCGATGCAAAGCGTTGCCGCCCCTGTAACGTCTGCCTCGACGCTCAGAGCGTAGTACTCGTACTCCCGGTCCTCGATGTTCAGCTTGTACGTGTGCCAGGTACCGCCGCCAACGGCGCCGTCCGCGCCGACCAGGTATGCCCGCCATCTGCACGCTCCGAGTGAACCATCGCCCCACGGACCATCTGGTGGGTTGTATGGATGAAAGTGAGTGTTGACCGGTACTGCCACGTCTAGCGTGTCGCCTGGTTTAGCGCCGGTCTCCTCTGCCGGCAGTAGGATCTCCATCGTGAAGCTAAATGGGCTGTACGCGCTGAACACCTTGAAACATGTATCACCGCCCAAGATCAACGCGTCAGACCCGCCCGGCTGCTGCTCCGGTGGCAAGTCAATCGTGCTGATGTGCCGCACCTCAGGGATAGTCTGCACGACCTCCATCACTGGCGGATCGTCACCAGGAAACACGCCGGTGCTCTTCAGCGGACTACCACTAGGTAAGGCCGAGATCAACCAGTCGTCAGGTTGCTGTGCCATTCGCCCAGGGTCGCCATCGCTACCCCCTATCCAGATGTCTTTGTGTCCGTTCTCGAAACTCAAGTTTAGCATCAGATGCCCTCCAGCAACTCCCACACACGCCCGACGATCACCGGGCCGTAGAACATGCCGATTAACCGCTTAAGCAGCACCACGTCCTCAGCCGTCAGCACTGCCTCTTCGAAGTCCCCAATCGCTATCGCCAGCTTATAGCGCTTGAACTTCTCAACGCCATCCACCTGCTCAGTGCGGTAAGTAGCCGTCAGTGCCTGTACCAGCGCTGCCCCGATGGTTAGGTCCTCCTGCTCGGTGACGTGCCCGCAGACCTCGCACCTATCCTTGGTGGTTGCCCGGATAGGTACCCCGTTCAGGTCGATCAACAACATCTTCGTGTTCAGTTTCATGTATCTCCCCTTTCCTACTCGCTGATTATATCCAATAACCCCAACACCGCAGCACGGTGTCAAGCGTCAGGGTCCCGGTCGCGTAGACCGCAAACCAAACGTCGCCGTCCGTGCAAGGAACCGCGCAATGCTGGCCCGCCCACCGGTCGTTTGCTATGCCGTTAACCCAACACCGCGCCGCGTAGGTGTACGTCGAAGTCGGACCGATCTCGAAGCGTTCGCCGCCGGTAGCCGCCGCGCTCCCGCTGTCCTTAGCCGCCATTTCAAGAAGCAGCGCCTTAGCGTTTGACGGGATTGTGCTCGACCAGCTCGTATTCTCGATCTTTGTCGCGCTTGTGTCAGAATATGCCGTGACGTTGAAGCTTGCATTCGTTAGGGGAGTAGTCAGCGGATGAAAAGCGTAGACGTCGTAAGTAGAGCCACCCTTTACAGACTTAAGGTTGCCGTCGTAATAGATATCATCCGCGTCTGGATTCGTGCCAGTGCTCCCAACGTATAAGCCTCCACCAAACCGCCCGTCCGCGTCAACGACCAGGTTATCCGTGCCAGGGTCGGATGCACCACCAACGTGAACACCACCATCGAAGCGCCCATAGTCGGAGATATAAACCGCACCTGATACCGTGATACCATAGGTCGGGTCAATGGTCGCACCGTTAAACGCTCCTTGGCCATCCACGATCAGGTTGTCGGTGCCGGGGTCACTGGTCCCGCCAACGTGACAGCCGCCGATTAGCTGCGAATAGTCCTGTACGTAGAGGATCGCGGTACCAGGGTCGGCTGCACTGCCCACCGTAACGCCGCCGGCTGCATAGACGTAGTCATCAACCTGCAAGTAGCTCTGTACCCACCCATAGCCATCCACCCACAGGTTGTCCGTGCCAGGGTCTGAGTTGCCGCCAACATGGATACCGCCCATCGCTACCAGGTAGTCGGACACAAAGATCTGCCCGTTGACGTCGAGTTCATAGGTGAAGTCCACGGCTGTGTTGATCGCCAGCCTATCGAAGGTAGCACCGTTCTGGAAGTCTGGTGTGCCCGTGAACGTGTGATCGCCAGTCCACGCGAAATCGTACGACTCATTGACGCTGATGTTCCGGTTGGCTGCTATCGTACCACCACCAGACAGACCAGTACTAGCCGTGATAGAGACAGTCGTGTGGTCGATATGGTCGTTGGCGTCGTAGTTCAGTAGCGCGTCGTGATCGATCGCCGCGTCATCAGTCTCGATGGTATCCGCGTTGACAGCGATACCGGTCCCGGCGCCCACGTTGAAAGTCCGGTTGGCCGCTATCGTACCACCACCCGTCAGGCCGGCGCCGGCTGTCAGATCGATGCTAGTGTGGTCGATGTGCTCGTTGGCCACGAAGCCTACCAAGCTATCGTGATCAACCGTATCCGCGCCGCCGCTCTCGTGACTGGAAGCATGCGCCGCTACTCCGCTGCTGCCGGCATCGCCAACCACGGTGAGCTTGTCGTCGTGCGCGAACAGCAACACCCAATCGTCACCGCTGATGGGTAGGTCATTACCGGTCAAGACCGTAATGTTGCCCGTACCGTGCTTGATCGTGATGGTGTCGCCGGTATCTGCCTGGATTGCTACTAGTTGTCTGTCGATCGTGCCGTTGATCGTGTCGAGGTCGTCCGTAATGCCTGTTTCGGCTGCGATGATGTGCGTGTTCTGCGTGACTGTCACCGCGCCGGTGGCTATGGTCAAGGTGTCCGGAATCAGGGTAAACGCTAGCGGATCTGGTATATCATAGGCTGCGCCAGGGATGCCAGTTCTGGATACGTTGCTAGTACGCCAATCTACATAATCGTCGCCGGTATCCGTAGAGAGTATCCTAGCTTTCACGCTGTTGCCGTAAATGTCGCGTGTCTGGAAGATAACCGTGGCTATAGGCGTCATCTCTGGCGCCGGCAAGGATCCTAGCAGCAGGTTGGTGATCTCGACCTCTGCACCCGCCCTAGCTGCTGCCCGGTTGTCATACTCATTCTGTCCCATGATCGCTATCATGGGGTAGTCTACTTCAGTCGTGGCCCATACGTGGCACAACACCAAGTCAGCGTTGTCTACCTCGCTCTGCTGCCAGGTGGCGCCGGTCCACTCGTTCCAGTTGAGCCGCCCCAATGCCGTATTCAGCACCGAGAAGCCCGCTACCGTGGTCTTGCGCCAATCGCCGTTCGCGCCGCTGCGCCAGTAGACCGGCAGACCAGTCGTGCTGCCTACCGCGTTTAACGTTTCGTAGATGTCCTCGTCTGCAACGCCGCCGCTATCCGTGCCGAACTGCGCATGGGTATTGCTAGAGCCGTTGCCGTCCACGACCATCCCGGTAAGCCCCAGGCCGTTCAAGTAGGCCAGCCCTTGAGTGTAGTGCAAGTATGCATGCGTGACACCGTCCATCGTCAGACCGTGCCGCTCCTCACCCACGTAAATGCCGTCGTTGTTGGTGGCATCCCAGTACAGGATGCAGATCAGCGCCCTCTCGCGGATCAGGATGTCGATGTCGCTGGCTCCGGGATTAACCCACTCGGTGAGCGTATCGCCGTTGTAGTGGATGAAGTGCAAACCCTCTACATCTGTCGTGTTGATCGAGTCAGCGCCGGTCTTGACGTACTCAACACCCTCGATGAAGTAGCTGAACGATGCGCCTGTAGGGGCAATCTCGAAGTAGCGCGCCGCATCCGTAAACGTGAACGCCGAGTCATTACGGTTCGGGAACCCGGTTGGCTCATCGGTGACTGCCCCGATATTGATGTACCACAACCAGTCAGTGCCATCGAACCGCCCTAGCTCCTCTGTATCGGTAGCATAAGCCACGGCACCCTCGTCGCCGGCAACCAAAGTCAGCGCCTCGATAGCAGTCTTGGTGTCAGCAAAGACCAGGCCGGGTAACGTGGTCGCCTTGTCCGCGTGTCTGCTCATAGGTTATCTGCCCTCAGTAGTTCAACCGTTAGCCCTTGGCACGTGATCGTGTTGCCCACCGCCGCCGCGCCCCACTCAGCCGTCACATCGACCGCAAGCGCCGCGGTCGTGTTCTCTACACTTAGCCCTACGTTCTCAGCCCGGTGCCGCGTGTCATCGTCGTACTCGAAGAGACCACTGGCCACAACTGACCCTAGCGCCCCGGTCGTTCTGCAAACGATCAGGACCTCGAAGGTAAACCCCAGCGAAGAGATACCGCTCAGAAGCGTAACCGCGCCGGTACTGCAAACCTCAACCGCGCCCAGCTTGAACCGAACATTCAGGGTCGGGGTCCCCGTGTCGCTGAGGTACCCGAAACCCTTAACCCTAATCACTGACCCAGCGACAAGAACACCAGCCGGAACCGAAGCCGTGCCAGCACCAGCCCCGACCAGGGTCGTCTCGGTCGTTGTGTTTACTATGGTAACGTCTACGGTCTGAGAGAAAAGAAGCGCCGCCTCAGCCATTGGGGAACCGGTGACCCAGACAGACCCATTGCTAACCGGAACGGACCCAGCCACACCAGGAACCGGGACGTGATAAATAGGGGTACCGTCGTCTATGTCGTCAGCGTGAAGCCCAGGATGGTCTGAGACCTTCCAGGCAGAGCGGTCGCCGCGTGTCGGTGTGACGTCAGCCTCGCCGCCGTTACCATATGCCGTTGCGTGACTGTAGACGCCGCCAGAGCTGAGGACTACGACAGTAACCCCAGCCTGGGAAACTTGGACCTTCTTTTCAGAGTCGACGGGTTCGTTTACAACTGTGACGCCAGCCTGGGAAACGTCGACAAGGTACTCGGGTTCGTTTACGACTGTAATCCCAGCCTGGGAAACTCGGTGAGTGTTTGCCATCGGTGCCCCTTGCTAGGCTATGCTTGCCTCGTAGCGCACCTTCAAAGCGTCTAGCGCTGCGTCGTCCCACTCACCGCCAGCCGGGTCTTGGTCGTCCATGTGGGTGTAGTAGTCCCAAGCCGTGGCAAGTGCATGCAGCTCTTGTGAGTCCGTGCCGCCAGAGTCCACGCCAACGTATAACCCATCACCGTTAGCCGTGAGCGCCTGAGCCCGTACCCAGGACAGGACCGCCACCGGGGTGAGGGTCGGTTGTGTGAAGTCCTCCAGGTCTAGCTCGTCCGCGTCGCCGTCCGTGCTGGTTTCGTTGTAGTCGCTATCGCTTGCCGGTGTTTCGTCGACCATGGCGTAGTTGTCGGTCCCCGTACTTGGTGTGAAGTCATCCTGGCCCGTGTCCGCGTCGGGTCTCAGCTCTACACATCGCAAGTCTCCAAGGTAGCCCAGGTTGCCCCACACCATATCGTCAAAGTACCATTCCCGGTAGGACGCGCCGCAGTATATCCGGAAGGAATCCACGCCCGTGGATGAACCCGGCAACGTGTCCCCGCTATAGTCAACGCACTGTTGTCCGTTTATCTTGATACCCAGAGCGCCGGAGTTGTCAGCGTGCATATACATTTGGACGTGGAAGAAGTCCGGAGTTGCGACAGCGACGCTACCGTCCGCGACCTTTACGCCGTTGACGTAGGCGTCCAGGGTTGACGCAGCCGTGTCCCACCTAGCCCCGACATACTCGCCGGTGTCCATTTGGTACTCGATGTAGAGCGGGCCGTATTGCATGCATGCGATGTTCTTTGGCTTGATCCACACAGACAAAGACGGGTAGACTTGCGTGCTTGGGAAATGCCAGCGTCCCCAACCGGAAGCCAGCCCGCCGATTATCAAACTACGGGAGCCGGTCTTAATATACGTAGCGTTCGTGTTGATGTCCGGGTCGCCGTGGCTGCCGTCGCGGTCCACCGCGGCGAGCCACTCGTTACCACACTCCCAGCTTCTAGCATCCAGAATTGCCATGGTTTTGCTCCTAGCTTAACAAGACGTCGCCAGAACTACCGTAGACGTAGCAACCGACCAGGCCGGGGTCCGTTATCGAAGTACCAACGGAAGAGTCTGCAGGTACCCGCACGCCGTACCCAGTCCCCGCGCCGTTTTGCGTTACCTTGATAATGCAATCGTAGAGGTAGACGGTAGAGGACGCCGCAACTTCCACGCCGTAATAAGTGCTTGTGTCGTTCTCGGATCGCTCGATGGTTAGATTCTCGATCCTGGTGTCGTCATTCATCGTGACTTCACCGTCTAGGATCGATCCGGTCCTGCTGTGACCACGCAGCACACCGTTAGCCAACGCCCAAGGCCCACCGCTGATGGTTATATCCGGCAGAAGACAAACATCGCCGGCTGCCATAGCTGCCAACGCCGAGGTTAGGCCGCCATCAGTCGCTGCGTACTCTGCCACCGGTGAGCCGCCACTATCATAGACAAGCACCGTGTCGCCGCCCAGCCCGACTGTATCGCCGCCGGTGACATCAATACCAGGACCCTCAAGGACCGCTGCCAGATACGGTAAGCCAGCAGGAATATCTGCAGCCACCAACGCTCTGAATGCTGGTTTGGCTGCCGGCGCCGAGGCCGGACCAGCCAGTACCGTGTTCTCAGTCTGTGTATCGAGGTCGAGTGCTTGTGTGCTGAGGTCGAGGATCGCTTGAATTTCAGCCGATGCTAGGGTGACTGCGTCGTGCACGGTGACGGTGTAGTCGCCGTTGGCGCCGCCGTCCACCGCCGATGCCCCGCCTGCCAGCACGAATCGCCGCTCATCCGTAAGCGTCCCATTAAGCGCCAGTGTTAGATATTGCGCGTCAACTGGTGCGCCGCCACCGCCACCGCCACCGCCGGTGCATTCCGTCCAGGCTGTACCCTCTACGCTGGACGTATTAGCATAGAGCCGTTGGTTGGTAACATCCCAACACAACGAACTCTCGCGTGCGTTCAGCACACCATCGGGTGACCCAGCATACCACAACAGGATAGGTGTTTTGGCCAACAACGCTTGAATCTTGCGGATCCGTTCTGCTAGCCCAACCTCACCCATCGATGAAGTCTCCCATCTCTGGTGTCACCGTGACCACACCATCGTCTGCAGACGCCGAGACCCGTACAGCCGTCACTTTACGATCAACCTGCCTACCGTATACGGTGTCTTCGGCAGTAACGAGGTCGCCAACTTGCCAGTGTACGCCGTAGCGGCTGGACAGAATCTGCTTAGTCTCTACATCTACCTCGACCTCTGGCCAGTTGTTGTATAGCTCTCCGCTAGCAATCGCGTTGAGTGCCGCCTGGTCTACCGCGTCGCGCTCCTCACGAATTATAACCTTGCGTGCCCAATCTGTCAAGGACGTTAGCGTGATATCGTAAGCCGTACCGCTCTTCTGCAACGGTCCTACACCCTGCCCGTGCACTATCACACCACTCACAGACCCTAGGTACGAGATGCTGCTCTGCACGGATCCTACGTTCTGCATACGTGCCGAGAACAGCATAGGCCGGCGCACGCCGTTGCCAACACGCTTATCCAGACCCCAGTGTGGTGATCGCCACTGGAACTGCAGCAGCCTGTCGCCGGTTTGCACGACCATGTAGTCGCCAGGACCGGTGGTCACGTTGGCTATCTCCTGCAGCACATCGCCCAGCAGCTTGTACGAACGATCGCCGCTCCACGTACCACCCGTGCCACCGTCACTCTCTACACTCAAACCGGTGCGCACGCGACTGTACCCGCCTGCGTCTAGGCCGGCTCCAGGACCGATGTTCTCGTTAACGTAGGCTTTGGCCACGGTCTCTGCAGCACCGGACTTCGAAGCGCCGCTGGTGCTCTCTGCGTAGTCGATGAACTCCGTGTACAGCACTTCGTTGTTGCCCCTGCCCCACACGCTAGAACTGTACACGCCATCTGCACCCTGGTTAAGCTTAGGCTGCGTCAGCACCATTCCTGAGAAGTCACGCCACCAGCCAGGACGCGCACTGTCCTTGCGGTAGGTCGGTAGCGACGCCAGGAACGCGTCGTACTCAGCACCGCCGTAGAGGTCACGTAGCCAGAACTCCATAGTGTGGTAGGGTAGTACCTGCAGAACCCGCTCGTCATCGGCGTTAAACCCTATGTTCCAACTACCGGGTGTCCGCAGTCGCTTGTAGTAGCCGGCACGACGCATCCCACCGGGAGAGGTACCGCGTCGCCCTCTCCCAATGAACTCGTTGAGCTTCTCGCCCGCGTAGCCCCGGTGTACTACAAGTAGCTCGTGCATCCTACCGCTTCCAGCCCCAATACTTGAAGACCCAGCCCCAGATATACACCGCGGAACCGGTCAGAGTGTCAGAGCCCAAATCTGCATACCTTGCGAATTGGAATGTTAGGATGTCCCCGAGTTCTGGCGTTGACGTGTCAAGCGTAATGGGGAAGAACCTTTGGTACTTGCCGAAGTCCGCAGCACCACCCCATGCCTCTGTCCCCAGAGACCCGCCACCAGCTTGCGCCGAAGCAGTCGCCTCTTTCCACCTCACCACACCAGTGAATCCGTAAAGATCGCCGGTTGCCACCAATGCCCCAAGGTAACCACAAGACCAGGCCAGAGGGTCCGTGTCGTCAATGTAGTTTTGTGGGACGTGACAAACGCCCTCAACGAAATTCCGCACAGAGTCAGGACACACACCGACCGGGTCGCCTGCAGAATCCTCGCCTATGTATTGCGTTGTGGTGCTTGTGTACTCTTCGACAGCCGCAGCAGGCACGAAAAGCTCTACCCACTCAGCGTCGACAAACTCGCGGTCGTAATGGTCGGAGAGATTCGAGACCACCGGGACCGAGCTTATGTCATAGGTCGCTAGCTCCAACATCCAAATGTCGCCCGCCACCGCTATGTCTTGCGTAAGCGCCCGCGCCGCGCCACCGTCGACGCCGGTCAGAATCGCAAGCCGACAGGAATGGGCCGGGACACTGGACAGCCCACCGTAGTCGGTCAGAGCCGTGGGGAACTCCAGGACAGCCGCACCGTAGTCTGGCGTGCCGTCGTAGGCGTTGTCCGTGTTGTTCTGGACAAGCACCACCGTGTCGGTCCTGCTTGCCGCGGGCGTGCTGGGGGTGAAGTCCACATTCGACGTGCCGGATGGCGTGGTCGTGTCCTCGTTTAGGAATCCGTGCCCGCGCACAAGCGCTCCACCAGCCGCAACGCGGATAGTCACGCCGCTCGGGTTCGTGACTTCCAAGGCGTCGTGGATTGCATAGAACACGCCGTGGTCCGCCTCATTCCTCACTTGCAGATTCAGAAGCCTGGCCCACTGGTTAGCCGTGTAGCCGCCCGCGTCGGGATAGGTGATTTGCCGCCCTTGCTGGGGTCTTGAGATTTGCGTCATTTCGCTCTCCTACGGTGCTAGCTCGTACTCAACAACAAAGCCCAGGACGTGAACCGGGCCAGCGATTGTGTCAGCCGGGTCGGTAGCGTCTCTTCCGAACTCCAACGTCAGAACGTCGCCGGGTAGCTGGTCAGCGTAAGCGAAGAGCCCGTCGTATTCGGGGGAACCGACAGAGACCATGAGCGGTGCCACCGAGAAAGGTTCGGTAGTATCACCGCCGCCAGTCGCCGTCCATCCTCTAGCCGGCAACCTAAACCACGCAGCTTTCGACGTCCAGAATAGTTCGCCGGATTCGTCGACAGATTCGACCACCGCCCGGACGCTTACGCCGTTTCCCCAGTCTACAGGAAGAACAGCGTCGCCCATAGCTACCGCCCATGCGTTGTCAGGAAGCTCGACCACCGAGCGCCCTTGCGCCGTACCAGACCACCAGCGACTCTCGCCATACGTGGTCGCCTGAATCTCACCGCCCGTTGTCTTGTTGAGTCCGACGTCAGCCGGAATCCACAGCGTCTTGTTGCCGTTGGCTACTTCGACAGAGACCGCCGCGACGGAGTCCGCGGTCGTGTACTTGACCACGAAGCCCAGAACGTGAACCGGACCAGCGATTGTATCCGCCGCGCCGGTCGCGTCTCTCATAACTTCAAGCGAAAGGGAATAGCCGGGCGCCAGAGGAAGCGCCGCAATCCGCGTTGTCGGTCCGGTCTCTTGCCGTTGCCACTTGTACACAAAATCCGTGAGCATCGCCGGGCTTGAACTTCCGCCGGTAGGACCCGTCAGAGAAGCCCAGGCCGTCTTGACCAGAACCTCGGACGTCCCCAACTCTTCCTCGTTCTCTGTGATAACGTTGACAGAGACAGCCCCGCCGAAGTCCTCAGGTAAAATGACGTGCCCGACAGCAATGGACAGCGCCCCATCAGGCAACGAAACGACGGGGTAACCCGCCGCAATGTTTGCCCGGTAGGTACTGAATCCGTGAGGAATCGCCCAGAGCTGCCGGTCTCCTGTCAAGTTGTAGCCAGCCGTAGCAGGTACGTACAGACTCTTAATGCCATCCACAGAGACCGCTCTGACTTCACCGGGCGGAAGCCGTCGCGCCGCACTTGCGCCGGAATCCATACCCAAGACAACAAGAACCAAAACCGTAGCAAGTATTCCACTTACGAATCTAAGCCATTTAGACACGTCGCCTCCTAGATTGTCCCGTACCGATTCCGCCAAGTCAGGTTGACGGCGCTCGTTGGCGCCGCTCCTGAGAATTCTACCGTGAGCGTGTTAACACGGTCATTAGCTGCATCTTGTGAAATGATGAACCCGGAAACGTCGCCGGTTAGGTACATGAAGAGGTCATCGCCCGCCGCGTTCGTCGCCGTTAGGTTCAAGGTGTCAATGGTCACCACCTCGCCAGCGCCCACCGCGTAGTTGAAGCTGATTTGCGACGCCAGCGGGTTGTTCTTGATGAGGGTGTCTTCCGCTGGACCCGTGATCGTAATAACAGGAACCGCACCCTCGTGTCCCCAGTAGGGAATGGCTATGTCATCGCTTACGAAACTGTCAGCGAAGAGCCACCGCTCGGTTCCCGGAGTCGCGCCAAACGCTGCTCCAGCGTCAGCCACCGCTACGCCAGACGAGCCATAGTCGAAGACCAGGTTCTCGAACTCGTTCGGAATCGCCCAGCTTTGGGACTGTTCCGCCCCGTACCAGAACGGATCGTTGGCCACGAACCGCAACACCTCGCTATAGCCATCTAGCGCCTGGTCACCACGATCGAACTGTGGCCCTAGCTCGCAAATACAATACAGATCGCGGTACGCCGGCTCCGTGCGAAACTCCCAGCCAATGCCGGTCTCGTCGTTGGTCATGTTGGTACCCAACGTCACACGTCCATCGTGGTTAACCTCAGAGATCGCGTACGTACCGTCATCTGCAGCACTGCCCGATATCGTTAGCCGGCTGCCAGCACGCAACCCATAGTGAGCGAAGCGCGCCGTGATGCTCTGCACCTCGTCACTGCCGGCTGTCAGCACCAAGTCATGGCCGCGTACGACCATACCGCCGGCAAGCCACCTGCGGTAGATCAGCGGTGTGGGTTGGCTAGCAGCCGGGAAGAGCCTAGAAGGCCGCAGCAGATCCACCATATCCCATCTGACCTCTTGCTGCGCCAGGATACACCGTAGCTGCTCGACTATCACAACCTGGATGATACGGTTGTCATACCTGAAGTCTAGTAGCGTAGAGCCGTGCTGCAGCGGTCCGCGCTGTTCGATTATCCGGATAGGTGGCATCCCGAACCCGCTAGCAGACTGTAGCTGCGAGTGCGTCGCACCCAGCAGCGTCAGCAACGGATATTGGCGATAGGTACCATCTGGCATAGGTACGCGTATGAGGTCAGCTACGTCAAGATAGCTCATGCCGCTATCGCTCCTTTAGCTTCCATAGCGCTGAATTCTAAAGCCAGCCCACCAGGACGTAGCATACTCTGCGCCACTAGTGTGTACTGCGGACTGTAAGTCGTGTTGTTCTCGATCACGCTGCTACCCTGTCCGGGCATCGTGTACTGCCCACCGGTGTTAGAACCAGCCATCCCCGGTAGTACCATCTGTGGCTGTATCACCATCCTGTCCATATCCTTGGCGAAGTCAGCCCACGCTGTGTGGATAGGCAACGGTGACCCCGGTGTTGCCCAGTCTGGTAAGTCAGGTATCTTGATCTTGAAGCTAAACACCTTACCAGTGATCCAATTCCAGAAACCCTTGACCGCTGCGACTAGCTGATCCCAGTTCTCCTTCACTGGTGCGATGGCCGTTTCGATGCTGGTCATGGCCGATTCCCATATCAGACGGAACGCCTCGACCGCGTTCTGTAGCCGGACCTCTAGCCAGTCCTTGATTACCGCCCATATCGGCTCGATGATCTTCCAGGCTGCCTGGAAATCAGCCTTCATCTTGTTCCAGTCATCTTTCCACTTATTCATCAAGAGATCGATCCACGGCATCAAGTTATCGTTGATCCAACGTCCGATCTCTGCCCATAGGGTCTCGATGAAGTACCACGCGTTGCTAGTAGCTAGCTCGATGTCTGCCCAGATCTCTGTCCACTTGTTCCACAGATCCTCGACCGTAGGTATGAGCTTGCCTGTCACCCACTCGCTTAGGGTAGTCCAGATGTTCTCGATGGTAGCCCACGCATTCTCTAGTGCTGATTGAATAGCAGGCCATGCGGTATTTACCCAAAAGTCCTTGAGCGTAGCGAGTGCTGCGGGCACGTTCTCCTGCAGCCACGTCCATACCTGTTCCAGTACTGGACGCGCTGTGCCGTCCCAAAACGCCGTGAGTGCCGAAGCTATACCGAGGAAATCCTCTTCCCATAGCTTACGTAGACTGGCTACCACTGCGATAGCTAGGCCGATAGCCGCTACCACCGCCGCGATGGGCGCTAGGAACGACACCACAGCCGGCACTACCACGCCCAGTATGACACCAGCTAGGACCACCAACACATCCTGTAGCGCGATGTTGTCTACCACCCACGCTCGTACGGTCTCGATGAGCGGCAGCACGTTCTCCTGCAGCCAGATCACCGCTTCGACTATCGCGTACATGATGTCTGCTAGCCACTCCGGGAAGATGTCCTCCCACGGGTAGTCGATGCCGAACACGCCAGCTTGCATATCCTGGAACAGCAATATCAGGCCGCCGATGATCTCTAGCACCGGCTGTGCGAACTCTGGCACGTGCGTTAGCCAGTCGTTCAGCAGATCACCGTCCTCTGATACCGCTAGCAGGTACTTAAGCACGCCACTTAAGCCCTCGCCTATGCTCTCGAAGATAGCTATCAGGGTAGGTCCGTGCGTCTCGACCATGCTAGCAACCCAGCCTAGCAGATCCGTCAGTACTGGCATCAGCGCCGTACCTATCTGGATCTTGATGGTCTCGACAGTGCCCTCGAATGCCTCCATCCGTCCTGCTAGCGTATCAGCCTTACGCGCCGCCTGCTCCTGTGTGGTGGCCGCTTCGGAGATCGCTTCCTCCATATCGCGCCACCCATCAGCACCAGCCTGTAGCAGCTTACCCATGCCGCGTTGACCTTGCTTCGTGAAGATGGTTGCCAACGCCGCGTCGCGCTCTGCAGCGCCCAGGTCGACGAACGCATCTTCGAACTCCTCCACGATGTTAACCATGGGTTTCATCTGGCCGGTGACTGTGTCGCGTACCTCGATGCCGAGGTCAGCTAGCGCCTCCGCGCCGGCGTCTGTAGGTGCCTTCAGGCTGTCCAGTGCGTTTGCCACTGCTGTACCAGCGAAGGATCCTTCCATGCCCTGCATACTAAGGACTGCCAGCGCCGTGTTCATCTCTTCGATGGGGCGGTTGGCGCTCGAGAAAGACGTACTAGCCATCTGCCACGCGGCTGCCATCCCGGTAACGTCCGTCTTGGACGCATCCGCAGCCATCACCATGTTGTTGAGTGCGTCGTTCATGAACTGCGCCTTGTCGGCGTCAGTATCTAGCTCACTCCCGAACGACGACAGCGCCACGGTAGCCAGACCGGATGCCGCAGCCATATCCAGCTCTGTGGCTGCTGCCATGTCGATAGAAGCACGCAGCGCACCGCCTAACTCAGCCGTGCCAGCTAGGTAGCCCTGCAGATCACCGAATACGAGGTTAGTGCTCAGACCAGACTTATATAGCTCGATCAGCGATTCGGAAGCACCGGTGGCAGACACGCCTAGCAAGTCCGTGTCGCCACCCACCATGATAGCCGCATCGCGTAATGTGTCGAACGACAAGCCGGTAGCGCTGGCCGCTATCTCCAGATCCGCCATCGAGGAGTCAAAGTCGATTGCCATGCCGACGCCCTCTTCGACGAAGTCGCCCATGGCCCTACCGGCACCGCGCACGGCGTTGACCGCCGAGTTAGCCGCGTTTACTAGAGTGTTACCTAGAGCAGTACCTAGTGTCGTGGACACGGTGCGCGACAAGAGGCTGCCGGTCTTGTCCAGACCCATCATCAGCTTGTCAGCACCACCCAGCGCCGACTTGAACTGTCCCCAGCCCTGAACTAGGAACTCGGTAACGAACTGCTCAGTCACTCCGGGCATATCTCACCTGCCGATCTAGTCGGCGTGTCTAGTCCTCGTCTGCTGTGCTGGACATCGACATGATCGCCTTGCACAACTCCCACGCTTCAGCTTCGTCTTCGACCACCTCGTGCAGCACCCACGCAGCCCGGACCGATCGCTGGTTCTCACTGCTCAGTCCCATTTCGACCAGCATCTCTGCCATCTCTTTAGGTGGGTCTGTTACGATGCCGTAGCCGAAGCAGTAGTTCATGATACCCATGACGGATCTGGTCTGTGACGACCTCAGACCGTTCTTGACGATAGCAGCACGCACCTCGTCCTGCGAGTTGGCGTCTGCCAGATCCTTGTTGCCGGCGCTGAGCTTGATCATCAGCGATGTGAGCGGCAACGTGTTGACCTTCCTGCATACGATGGTCACGCCGCGTGCGGTGGTCACCTCTAGCGTGCCCGGTGCCTCTCCTGCCTTGGTTTGCATCCTACTGCCTCCTTGGTGATGGTGGTCCTCGCTTCCGATGCCGTCCCGCTGCAACGGGAGATACTCTCCTTGCTCTTCGTGGTATCCTAAGCTATGTCAGGCCCTGTGTGAGCCGTCCCGTGCAAGGAAAATACCTTCCGTTAAAGCCGACGTCTACCGCCACGACCTTTATTGCTAGCCTCCCTGTCTGCCAACCACTTGATCTTGGCTAGAATCGCGTACTGTGCTACCACCTCGCTCTGCTCCGGTCCCGTCAGGCTGCAGAACTCCTGCCACGATAGATGCTGCTCGGTGGCCGCTAGACGTGCCTGCAAGACTGCGGACATCCGTGCGTCGCCACCGGTGATGCGGTACTGCTCTAGCGGTATGCCCTTCCACCTAGCGTCGAATGCTGCGTACGCCTCATCTAGACCTCGTTCTGTCACGGTGCTTAGGTACAGGGTCTCTTCGACGACAGACACTAGGTCATCGCGTGACCCTAGTGCTATGTTCTGCAAGTACTCTATGGTGCTGTCCGTCGAGATCCCGAGGTCATGCATCTCCAGCACCCGAGGATCCCGCCGCCAGTCAGCCGGCTCCACTATCAGCACCGAGTGTGCTAAGATGTTCAACTGCTCTAAGGCCATCGAGACCCGGTATTCCTGCATAGCCGCCTGGTAGTCAGGATCATCTAGTACCGGCACCTCTTCCACGCCGCCGCCCAGCACGACCACCTCGCGTACCGGTGGCTGTGGCGCCGGCTGCGATACAGAGTATCTGTCGATCACGCGCCGGTCTATGCGCACGATTTCCAGCACTACGCCGGCGGACGTTATGTAGCGCACTCAGCACCAGTATGACGGCAAGGCACAGAACCTAAGCCCTGTGCCTAGTACCGTCACGCTATGCTGCACTACGAAATCACCGCGACGAAGCCGGTGTTGGCTCCATCCCCTCCAACAACGAGTGCGCGGTTGTTGTCGCAGCACACCACATCAGCCGGAGCATAGTCGGTGGTTAGAGCGTCGAAGCCAGTCTCCGCTACCCACTGCCCCGTACCCCACCCAGTATTGCGATAGACCTTGTGCTGCGCTGGGAGTCCGTCACCGGTAGCCACGACGTAGGTAACCCCAGCCTTGTCGATGCTGCCGCAAGGACATGACGAGATCGCCGTGATCGCTGGCGAAGAATCGAGGTCGGGCAACTCTGCTTGCTGCGTCCAGGTCTCGCCGCCGTCTGTGGTCTGCCACAACTCGCCGTCATCGTTGCCGACCAGCACGTCGTTCTCACCGACGATCTCGATAGCGGTCAACGCGTCTGTGGCACTCGGTCCGGTCAGAGCAAACCACGAGTAGCCGCCGTTCGTGCTCTTGATGATCGCGTTGCTCGCGCCGATCGCGTAGACCACGCTCGGGTTGCGTCGGCAGATCTTGACCTTGGTGAGGTTCTGTGCTGTGGCGCTGCCGCTCTCCACCTCTGTGTAGGTCTGTCCGTAGTCCGTGGACAACCATACTCGCCCGGTGCCACCAACGATAATGCACAAGGACGGATGGACGCAGTCGCCGGCGTACGGTTCGTACGTTGCCATGGACGTAGCACCAGCAACGTAGGAGACAGAGCTACCCTTGTCGCCGGACACTGCCAGCGGTAGCGTCTCACCGCCGTTGATAACGGTCAGGAAATCGCCCACGCCGAAAACGTCCGAAGGATCCTCTGTGGTCCACGAGGTCAGGCCGATGCCGGACCATTGCGAGAAGATGCCACCCTTCTCATTGACGTAGAGCCACGGTGAACCCTCGTTGCCAAGGACTGACACGATCGCAAACGCGCACTCCTCAGCTTCGGCGCAGCCCTTAGCACAGCCCTCGCCGTTGAGCGAGACTGCCGCTGCGATAGAGACATCTTGTGTGATCTCAGCCATCTTTACGTACCTCCGCCGAAGGTTGATACAGCCATCGCCACGCGCCTGATCGTGCACTGACTGACGGCAGACCACGGCAAGCTGGTAACCAGCTCCTCTTCATCCTCAGACATCGAGGAGCCGCCCTTGTCGACGGTGTCTGCGTTGCCCATCACTGCACGAACGATCTTGTCCCATGAGTTGAACGCGCCTAGGTCGCGGCACGCGTGCCTGCGGTCGATGTCCCACAAGCACGTCTCCAGGTCATCACCGATACCAGCCGAAACCGATTCCTTGACGGTGAGCGTCGTGGTCACGAGACCGGGTGTGCCCTTGGTCGTGCCAGTCACCTGCAGGCCGCCATTCGGACCCTGACAGAACGTCGGATTCGTGCTACCCTTCTCCTCGACGATCCTGTCGATTGCGGCACAGCGCCCAGCCCACTGAAAAGGCTCCAGACCGTAGCTGCGCCGCGCCCATACGGTGTTCTGAGTAGTCGTAACGACATCCATGCTAAACCCTCCTGTTATCCTCTGTCCATCTTGCGGACTGCCCTGCGCCACGCGTTCTCGGTCTCCCTAGAGTAGTACCGCTTGTGCAGGTTAGCAACCACCTGTGGCCACTCCCTAGGAGCGGTACCAGGATGGTCTATTACCACCGGTCCACGAAACGTACCGTTGGCAACCGTACCAGGACCGCCAAACCACGTGCCTCCAGGACCGGTCTTGGCCATGTACGAACCCTTACCACCCCAGTTGAAACTGAGATGTGGTGCGTTCTTAGCCTGGATAGGGTGCGGATCAGTGCCTTGGACGTTCCACCACCATATCTGCTTGACCTCGTCCGATCCTACAGGGTACACGTACAGTCTGAACCCGTCAACCGAAGCAACAAACCTGCCACGGAACGATGGCTTGTTAGTCCAGTTGGCGACGATCCTGTCGAACGCCGATACAAACTCAGGCTTGACCCTGTCGTTATGTACGCGTTCCATCTCATCAAGGACCAGCGGGTACCTGCCAAACTTGCGCCTCCCACGGTGAAGCCGCATAGCTACATTGGCCATTACAGCACCGCCGACCTATAGAGCTGCATACCCGGCGCCTTGGCGAAGTTGTACGCCGCCCATGCGCCTTCCTCAGGTCCGAATAGCGAGATGCCACGGTTTGGTCTCCCTAGCGAGTCCACCACGACCATTCGGTCCCTCTCCCACATCCGGTTCGCTGCGTCACACCCGCACGGCTCTGACGGCATCTTGGCATGCGCTAGCCTGATGATGGCGTCTTGCGCCTGTCTGCCCCACGAGGTGAGGTAACCATTCTCATCAGCATACTCTCTGCCGGCGTAGTAGTTTAGCCGTGCCTTGTACAACCGCCCACACGCGGTGATGCAGTCAGCCCTCACCAGCACGCTACCTATCAAAGGCTTGCGCACGTAAATGCACGCATCCTGTGTGGTCTCGGTGCACGATGTCCTGGTCTGGCACTGCTGGAACACCAGCTCTGCCGGGTTGTTGTCCACGTTGTAGACGCGCACCACATCAGCGGTAGCCGAGAAGTTGTTCACGTCGTCGTAGGCGATGCCGGCTGTGCTGTTATCCACCAACTCAGGCTTGACCATCCTGCAGCGCGGTATACTGATCGTCATTGCGCCACCCGAGATCGTGATAGCTGATGGTATGATCTCGATGTCGCTGCCAGGGTGATATACCTTGATCTCTCGAGGATCCGTGACCGTGGTAGCGAACGGACCAACCGTGGCCGGGTCATCCACATGAGAGACAGCCTGCCCAGCAGTGATCGTAGTTACCGTGCGCACGCCGCCGCTGATCACGTATCCCCAGTCAGCGATGATTGGCCACTCGTAGTCGTGCTCTTCGTCCGTCTGCCAGCGTCGCCCGATCGTGTAGTTGAGGACCTCTTCGATCTCGTACTGAGCCTCTGCCAGGTAGTACTGTATCCAGTCTCTCTGGTCCTTGGTCCATATAGTACGGCAGTCGGCACTAGGTACGCAGTCAGCGTTTCCAACCACGCCGAACATCGAACACTCGCACACCTGCACGTGTCGTGCATAGGCAGCTAGCGAGACTATGCTAGTCTCTGGTACCTGTAGCGTCTGCTCTGGTACAATGGCCATGCTTGTCTCCTATAGCCCCAGCGCAATTCGGCGCCTAAAGGGAAAACCACCGCAGAGCAACGTAAGACCTCGTCATGGTGTACCGCCCATCATCCACGGACTCCAGAATAACGCTCGCCGGTCGCCCAGCGTCAGAGCTTGTCACGCACGCGCAGATGGTCTCCACTCCGTCAGACTCACCGCTCAACTCTACACCTAGCCAGTCCGGGTAAAAAGCGACCATGTCGGGTAGCCACATTGCCGCGTTGGTCACCTCATACATTCCAGTTATTGCGATAACCTGACCGTAGGCATTGAAGCTGTTCCGGTCAGCCGTTAGCCGCATACCGCAAGAGGAACGCCAGAATGGGTTCGTGGCTTTCCCGGTGTGTGCCCATTGCATTTCGACCCGAATTCCGCCTGCTTGATGGTGCTGGTTAAAGACCATGTAGAGCCTTGCCGTAGCCGCTCCGGTCGGGTTGTTGACTTCGACCCAGGTCCCCTCAGCAATTGGATTGCTCCCGCCTTGATCCGTAGACACATAGAAGCCGGAAGGGGGAGCGTCACACGGACAACTCACACTACTACCACCGCCGAACAAACCCGCCTGGTATGCCTTCAGTGCCGCTTTCATCTAGCCCGCCGTGTAGCTGATCCAGTCATCCTCGGTGCCGTTTAGATGGCACTGGGACAGGTCAAGCGCCATCAGTAGT